AGGCAGGCTGGCCGGCCTGCTTAGCCGCAGTACGCCTGCGGGCTCTGCTCGTAGCCACCCCCGCCTTCTAAACCTCCGGCTCCCCCGCGGAAGCTTACGCTTCCGCTCCCGCCGGCGGGCCTGGCGGCCCGCCGGCCGGCCTATCGTCTTTCCATATATAGCGAGTTTGATTTGTTCTTTGTTTACATAAGGTCCAGCACTCCAGGCAAATTTGCTAGCATAATATGCCCATCCCTCCTAGCTGGCTTACTTACTTACTTGCACAAAATATATATTTTATATATACTTTGTGTAGTACCTATAAGCTTAAATATGATAGGGGCGTACCTACTTTGTATGGTAACTGCAAAAATATCTACAACAACTAGTGTTGAATTCTACCAACTGGCAAAGGAACATCGGATAAAATTTTCAGAAGCACTGAGAGTTGGTATAAGTTTGATTCTAGCTGAGAAAGGCGTAAAGGAGTACGATAACAACCTTAATTTGGTTAGGAAGCTCGATTTAACACGACAGAAGTTAGAAGAGGTCTCGAGGAAATTTTATAAAGATGGAAGCTGAAGAAATTGCTAGGAAAGAAATGAAGAAAGCTGGGTTTCCAGATGAAGAAATTGAACATTTTATTAAAATCTTTTTAACATGAACCTTGATCCTTGGCAACAGGAAGTTTTGGACACCAAAGGTAACATAGCACTGCGATCAGGTCGTCAAGTAGGAAAAAGTACTATTATTTCTATCAAAGCTGCTTTATATGCTGCGACACATAAGAACAAACATGTACTTATCATCGCAAGTGTTGAAAGACAAGCTCAATTGTTATTTGAAAAAGTAATGGATACTCTGTTTCGTAAGTATAGGTCTATGATTAAGCGAGGTAAAGAGAAACCTACTAAGTCAAAAGTTTGTTTAACTAATGGATCAGTCATAAGGTGCCTCCCTACTGGGTTGAGTGGATATGGAATAAGAGGTTTCACTGTAGATCTTCTGATTGCGGATGAAGCAGCTTTTATCCCCGAGGAAGTATGGACAGCAGTTACTCCGATGCTGGCAGTATCTAAAGGTAACATAATTCTCCTGTCCACGCCTTTTGGTAAGGGTGGTTACTTTTATGAGTGTTTTCAAGATGAAGCTTACACAAATTTTCATATTTCGAGCGAAGATTGTCCTAGAAGAGATGAAAAGTTCTTAAAAAAAGAAAGGGAACGAATGACTAGACTGCAATATGCGCAGGAGTACTTAGGTGAGTTTGTCGACGAGCTAAGACAGTTTTTCCCAACTGAGTTGATTAAGAAGTGTATGATTGCGCGTCCATCAGTACCGCTTAGTAAATTTGCTGGAGATTACTTTTTAGGTGTTGATGTGGCGAGAATGGGGGGAGATGAGAGTGTTTTATTCTCTGTTCAGCGAATTAGGAAGAAAAGGCTAGTACAAACTGACATGGAAGTGTTCGAGAACGCATATTTGACTGAAACTGTGCAAAGAATAAAAATAGCAGACAAAAAGAGTAAATATAAGAAGATATATATAGATGATGGTGGTCTAGGAGTGGGTGTCTTTGATCCTTTACTTGAGGACCCACAAACTCGTAGAAGAGTTGTTCCTATCAATAATGCTTCTCGTGGGTTAGATTCAGGTGGAGAGAAGAGAAAAAAGTTGTTGAAAGAAGACTTGTACAACAATTTACTTCATTTAATGGAAAATGGTAAGATTAAATATTGGGAAGATCCAAAAATCATGCTTTCTCTTAAGTCTGTTCAGTCTGAATATGTCAATGGTAAGTTAAAAATCTTTGGTAATTATACTCACATTGCCGAGGCTATGATACGAGCTGCCTGGTGCATGAAAGACAAAGCTTTAAATATATGGGTAGCATAGGTATTTATTATGGCACACACTGGAATTTTCGCAACAAGTGATGAAATTTTAGTTAAAGCAGGTAGTGCTTACGATACAGCTATCACAGAAGCTAGAATTAATGCACTTTGTTTACAAATTGAAAGTATGATAAATGCTGTTTGTAGATATAACTTTTCCGATGATTATGCAGGTTTAAATGCTGATGTTAAAGGTTTACTTTCAGAAGCTGAATCCAACTTTGTAGCTATTTATATAATTTCCTTTAACTTTGACAGTTATGCTTCACGAACTGAAGCCGAAGATATGATCAATGTGTTAAGAGATGCAGGTCTAAGAGCTTTAAGTTTACTAAAAGACAAGAAGGTACAGGACTTTATGAATGGTGCATGACTTTAAACGATTTCCAGAATTAACAAGTTCACAAATGAACTTACACTATTATGATAGTCCACATCGTCAGATAACTGAAGATTTCAGTGCTGAGGTTGTGAAAGTAATAGATGGTGACACAATCAAGTTAAGGTGGCAAGATCGTGACTTTGACTTTCCATTAAGGATAATTAACATCGCAGCTCCTGAGAAGAAAGCTGTTGGTGGAAAAGATAGTCAAAGTTGGTTAGAAAGTCAACTACTTGGTAAAACAGTCAACATTACAATCAAAGAGAATAATAGGGTCGGTAAGTTCGGCCGATTACTTGGTGCAGTACAATTGGGTGGTTTGGACATGGGTGAGGCTAGTGTACTCGCAGGTCACTCTGTACCTTGGAACAGAAGAAAAGATGGAGAAATACCTAACTTTAAAGAGGATGTAGATGAAATATGGCAATGACTAACTTATTTAGTGGTAGTCCTACCTACTCTGATGCAGGCGGGATGAACATGGCAGCTAGTGAGTTCACTAACATGACTTACTATGCTAAGATCACTGAAACTGTAACCACTACTTCTGAGACAGGTTCCATCCCTAACGCTTTAACTTGGGGTGATTCCACTTACAAAGAGTGGGGTCATGGTGCAGGTTCAACAAACAAGTATGCAACTTTAAAGTTTGACATGTTTGAGAAGCGTACTGTTAAAAGTTGGATGTGGTCATTTAACACTGTGGTAAATGGTAATGTTGATTTCGATGTAGAAGTCAGTGATGATGATAGTTCATGGACACAAGTTGCAACAGAAAACCTTGCCAGTGCTGGTCCAAGAGTATATGGAGATTTGGTGGGTGGAGACCATGATTGTAGATATATAAGATTCTCTTGTGTATGCAAAACTGCTGCAGGTGTCAACATGGCCTCTTCATTCATACAGATATATGTTTAAAATGGGAACAGGAAATACAATAGTAGATGCACTACTAGAACTGAAAGAGGAAATTAAAACAACTAACACTAAGTTAGATGAGCTTAAAACTATAAACTCGGAGAAATAAAATGCCAGAAACTGATATAGGAAGCGCTGACTATAGCGATATGACTAATGCTGTCACTGATTATTCAGTTGACCCAGTAACCACAGACGGAGCAGGCGATCAAGCCGAAACAGAATGGACTAACTCTGACTGGAGTCAACAGTTAGGATACTATAAAGATGTACCAGAGTTGCAAGCTGCTATAGATGCAAAAGCTACTTGGACAGTTGGTAAAGGTTTTCAATCAAATGAAATTACTGAAATCCTTTTGTTAGGCATAGTAGGTTTTGGTAAAGATACTTTTAACACTATACTAGAAAATATGATTAGAACTTACCACATTGGTGGTGATGCTTTCGCTGAGATTATTAGAGATAGGCATGGTCAACTAATTAATCTTAAACCTATTGATCCTGGTTCTATAACTATTGTTGTAAACAAACAAGGTTTAATTAAAAGATATGAACAAACAACAAAACGAAATGGTAAGAAATACAAGAAAGTATTTCAACCTCAAGACATCTTACATTTATCTCGTAACAGGGTAGCTGACGAGTTTCATGGAGTTTCCTTAGTTGATGCAGTAGAAGAAATTATTTTAATGCGTAACGAAGCAATGGCAGACTTTAAGACTGTCATGCACAGGAATGTTGATCCAGTTCGTATTTGGCACTTAGACACTGATGATGCTACAGAAATCGCAGATTTCAAAGCTAAAGTGGATGATATGGTTGAGAACAAAGAAAACATATTTATTCCAAAAGGTGCAGTTGAAGTTGAACAAGCTAGTGTAGCACCTAATTCCACTTTGAACCCCTTACCTTGGATTCAGCAACTGAACCAATACTTTTTTCAAGCAACTGGTGTGCCTCAAATTATAGTAGGTGGTTCTCAAGAAATCACCGAAGCTACAGCTAAGATTGCATATTTAGCATTTGAGCAGACTATAGAAGAGGAACAGTTGTACATAGAAGAACAAATCCTAGCACAGTTACATTTAGAAATAGAGTTAGAGTTCCCTGCAAGTTTAGAAAATGAGCTTTTGAGCGATAAAGCTAAGTCTGAAACTATGCAAGCTAACACTCCAGAGGACACGAATGTTCAAGGTGTACCTTTAAATCAAGCGGGGGTGCAGTAAATGGGATGGTTATCTAAAGCTAAATCTTTTGTTAGGAAATTAATAAGTGGATCAAGTGGTAAACAACCTCAAGCTCCAGATCCTACTGCAGGATTCACTCCTGCCAATTATACTCCTGCAACTCAAACACCCTCAGCAGGTCAAAGTACTGCTAATGTTGCTCCTGCAGGTCAAACATCTGCTCAAGCTCCTATGAGTGTAGGTAGCACATCTGCCCCTACTGGTGGTTTTACTCCAGCTCCTACAGCTGCTCCTCAAGAACCAGCTCCAGCTGGTGCAACTGCTCCTACAGCTCCTATGACAGCAGCTCCTACACAACAAGCTGGTGGAATGACTCAAGCTCCTACTCAACCTATGACTTTAATGGAAAGAGGGGAACAAATACTTGGTTCTATAAATGAAGTGTATGGTCAGATTCCTAGATTTGAAGTTACATCTGGTGCAGATATAATGCCTGGAACAGGTGTAATAGGCCGAGTTGGTCAAGCAGGAATTAAAGCTGGTCAAGCTGGAATACAAGTTGGTGCAAAAGCTTTAGGTCAAGAAAGTATAGATGATGTGTTAAAAGGTATATTAAAAAAAAGAGGAGGGAGAATTTCAAAATATAGGGCTTCACTTAAAGCAAGATATGATAAGATAATTAGTCTAGGGGGACAAGTTTTAGATGGGACTTATAAATCTGATGATGCTTTAAAATCTGCAGGTGGAAAATTATTAACTCCAAAAAATCAACAAGGTAAATATTTAGATGTTCTAGCAAAAGTTCCTAATCCAAAGAAAGAGAAGTTAGCTTTCGATTATTTAGGAAAAGTTGTAAGTGGGTTTAAGAACCCTAAAATGGTTGCAGGTATAATTGCTTCTTTTATGGGTGGAGCTACAATGGGTTACATTATGACACCTAACACCAAGTCTGACATAGTGAGAGATATGAACATAGCACAAAATGATGCTTTAGAAGTGGGAGATTATGATACTGTTGATTGGACCAACGAAGTTTTAAATGAATTGAATGAACCTTCTGTAATAAATTGGTTAGAAACTAATGCTCCTCTTATAAACTGGCCTATCCATGAAGTTAAAAGGTTTAAAAATGCTTTAGAAGTTAGCAATAGAGCAACAGCAAGATCTCAAGAAGCTAGAGTTAAAGAAGAAGAAGCTGGCATGATGACTTACTTAAACCCTGAATATGGAACCCCTCAATATTGGGCAAAGAAAGAGATGGAAGATGATATGGATGCACAGTTATTCCATGAAAGAGCTCTTGAAAGGATAAATCTTGAAAACGAAATCTGGGACCAGAACCAACAAGATCGTGAAGACTGGGATCGTCAGTTAAGGATTTGGGCAGAGGAAGATCAAGATATGTGGGATGATATTAGGGATGAAGATGAACGAATTAGAGAAGCTGACAAAGTATATTGGGAAACTGTGCGAGCTCAAGATGAAGCAATTAGGTTAGCTGAACAAGCTTATTGGGAAGAAGTTAGAGAAGGAGAAGGAGATAGAGAACCCTCTAGGTTAGGGTTCGGGTTGTTCTGATGATAGAAGAAACATTAATTCAATATGGTGTGCTAGGGATTTGGACATTAACTCTATTGGGAGAAAGATACATTTTCAATAGACAAATGAAGAAGGTTGTGGAAAGTAACACTATTGCGCTCACTAAAGTACATGAGGTAATACAATATGGAAGAAGAAAATGAAAAAAAAGAAGAAACCACTAAAGGTCCGATTGAAGAAGCGCGTGAACTCGCTGAAAGGATTGAAGAAGCTAATAAAGAGAGTAGGCGAATTCTTGAAGCTAAAGAAAAGTTAATGGCTGAAGAGATGTTATCAGGTAGAGCTGATGCAAACTTACAAAGAGAACCTCCTAAAGAGGAAACCCCTCAAGAGTATGCAAAAAGGGTTATGGAAGGTTCAGTATGAAGAAAGAATTCAAAGATTTGAAAGTTAAAGTAGGTTCTAAGAAAGAAGCTTTGTGGACTAAGGTACGAGACAACTGTAAAAACCAGATCGAAACTCTTGGCGATGAGATAATTGTTGCTAAAACTTTGATGGATGCCGCCGAGAAAAAGATTCAGGTGGAACAAGATAAACAGAAAAGTTTAAATAAATAGTTCCCTTAGCCATTATTACAATGGCAAACGAAGCAACTCTTGTCCAAGAGACAGGATTACCAATTACTCTACTTTGTGCTAATGCAACAGGGATAGAGAAAGGAACAGTTATGCAGTTGACAAGTCCTAGGACAGTTACTGCAAGTTCCGCAGATAACCAAACATTCGGTGGAATTGCTAAACAAGAGAAGGTGGCTAGTGATGGTCAAACCGAATGTGCAGTGTACTTTGAAGGCGTATTTATTCTTACAGATAGTGGAGCTGGTTTCAGCGCTGGGGAATTTCTAAAGATAGCAGGTGCTAATACTGTAGCAACTGCAGATGATGCTGGAGCTCAAGGAGCTAATGAAACAGTAGGCATGGCATTAGAAGATGCTGGTGCTGGTGAAACAGCTCATGTTCTAGTAGGTAGGTGTTAAAAATGGCAGATAGTTTAGGACAAGCAGAAATTAGAGGCTTAGATATTGACAAACTAGCAAAGGGTTTTGCTGATGAAGCAAACATTTTGATGCAGTTTGTTACAAAGTCAACCACTTCTGCAAGATCAATCAGATGGTATCAAAAGACAGCAGGATACCTAGACAGTTCAGACTCAACAAATTCAACTAAAAGTTTAATTAGAAATGTAGCACCTGGTGCATTACCTGTTGCAGTGGAGCAAAACTGGACAAGAAACACTAGCAATGTGCGAAAGTTCTTTGCAACTAGTCCAATGATTACAATTGAAGACATAAAGGATTCAGATCCAGATGTACTTGCAACTATGATTAGAGATGTTGTGCATGCTGTAGACAGAAAGAGAGACGAAAGGATTTATTCTGTACTAATTGAAGCAGCTGAAGCTACACCAACAACTCCAAACCCTACTAATGTAAACACTGCAGCAGCAGTTGGTGCAGGTGGATGGAACAGTGCAGTTACTGGAGACCCAATCCAAGACATTATGGCAGGGTTAGAAGCTATAAGATCATACAGTTATGACACAAAAGGTTGTGTTCTAGCATTAAACCAAGCTGAACACAAGTGGTTAATGCAAAACTTGATCAGTGTAAAGGGTTCAAGTATCCCTCAGTTCTCAAGTGAAGCAGTAAAGAAACAAGTCGTAATGGAAATTTTAGGATGTTCAGTGGTAGTAAGCACACACTTTACAACTGATAGTG